GAATTAAAGAGACCCAATGAAGTAAAACCCCCAATCTTCATTATCTTCGTTATTGTCCCAAAAGGAGTTGACAATGCACAATCTAATCTCTCGCGCACAGTTGCAGGAGTGGAACCACGTTGAGACCTCAAACGAAGGATTCGACGAAACACAAAAAATCAACGATTACTACGAATGTCTAATTGAGTGCGATTCATTAAACCAAAATCAATGTAAAAGGATCTGCAAAGAGATTCTAATGTAAATAAGAAGTCTGGGGAGTTGCCGCTCCCCTTTTTTTGTGCTAAAATATATACAGTAGTAACTATTGTATGAACAAGGACAAACTTAAACTGATTGTTCGTAACCTAGAGTTATTAGTCGATTCTCTTAAGGCAGAAGTATATTCAGACAAAGAGAGTTATCTGCAAGATAATCCTAAAGTCAGTTATCTACCTCAAGAGTATGATGAGATGTACGATGATGACGATGGGTATCCAGACTGATGGGAAGAACTAAAGAACTAATCAAGTTGCTTGAAGGTCTCATAGAGAGAAATCAGCATCTATACTCTGCTGAAAAACTTGCAGAGATGAAGAAAGAGTTATACTCTCTCAAACAACAACTATCACAACTACAAAAAGAAAACAGCAAAGGATTTGGTAAATGAGTGTAAAACTTATAAGTGTGACTCCCGATGCGGAGAAGACAATGGCATATGTTGCCCGTGTCTCAAACCCTAACAATCAAGAGAATCCTAACTATGCTAAATTGTTAGGATACTGCATCAAGCACAATCACTGGTCTGTATTTGAACAGAGTTTTATGTCTCTTGAGATTGAGACTACTCGTGGTCTGGCAGCTCAAATCCTTCGTCATAGGTCCTTCACATATCAGGAATTTTCACAACGCTATGCTGATTCCTCCTTACTCGCAGAGGCGATCCCACTGCCAGAACTACGCCGTCAAGACACCAAGAATCGTCAAAATTCTATTGATGATATTGACCCGTTTACGGTTCAGAAGTACGAAATGCTGATGCAGCAGCACTTTAATGCAGGTATGGACCTGTACCAAAAGATGCTTGCTGATGGTATTGCTAAGGAGTGTGCTAGGTTCGTTCTACCACTAGCCACACCCACTAGAATCTACATGTCTGGTTCTTGCCGCTCTTGGATTCACTACATCCAATTGCGCTCTGCTAACGGCACACAGAAGGAGCACATGGACATTGCAAATGCCTGCAAAAAGATTTTTGTAGAGCAATTCCCCACCTGTGCAGAAGCACTAGAGTGGGTCTAAATAAAACTACACATTATTAATTACATGGCGACATATCCAGTTATTAACAAAACCACTGGCGAACAAAAAGAAGTTGTTCTCAGTGTTCATGAATGGGATCAGTGGAAGGAAGACAATCCAGATTGGCAGCGTGATTATTCTGATCCATCAACTGCTCCTGGTGTTGGCGAAGTTGGGGAATGGAAAGATAAATTGAGGAAAAAATACCCAGGATGGAATGACGTAATCAACAAAGTAAATAAAACCCCTGGAGCCACAGTTAAAAACATTTAAAATGCCTAGAAAGAAAAGATCTAATGACCAACCTATTGGTGTTGGTTTGACTACCCGCCAAATGAAGCGGAAGAAACCCTTGAGTTCTGATTTCTTGGTCGATATTGAACCATTGACCGATAATCAAAAGAAACTCTTTGATGCATATAAAGAGCAGAAGCACATCATTGCCTATGGTTGTGCTGGTACTGGTAAAACCTTTATCACACTCTTTAATGCTCTGAGAGAGGTTCTGGATGAGAGAACTCCCTACGAGAAAATCTATCTTGTACGTTCTCTTGTAGCAACCAGAGAGATTGGTTTCTTGCCTGGCACCTATGAGGACAAGGCAGATATCTACCAGATTCCTTATAAGAATATGGTAAAATATATGTTCCAGATGGCTTCTGATGCTGACTTTGAGATGCTGTATGGTAATCTCAAGGCACAAGAGACCATCAAGTTCTGGTCAACTTCTTTTCTTCGTGGCACAACACTGGATAACTCTATTGTTATCGTAGACGAGTTCCAGAACTGCACCATGCACGAACTAGATTCGATTATCACCCGTATTGGTGAGAACTCCAAGATTATGTTCTGTGGTGACGCAACTCAATCTGACCTTAATAAGGCAAATGAGCGTAATGGTATTGTAGACTTCATCAATATCTTGCGTAGTATGCCTTCTGTTGATATGATTGAGTTTGGTGTTAATGACATCATCCGCTCTGGACTAGTCAAAGAATATATCGTAGCAAAAACTGAAGCAGGTATGTAATGTTTAATCATGTAGATGTTGACCTCCCTAAACTAGAACGGGAGACTATTGATGGTGTGCGTTATTATAAGGTACCTGATGAAGAAGAATTTCTGAAACTGGTATCTATTACTTCTATCACCAGTCATTTTAATAAAGAGATTTTTATCAACTGGCGAAAGCGAGTTGGTAATGAGGAAGCAGATAGGATTACCAAGAGAGCAACCAGTCGTGGTACTGATATGCACACTCTGGTAGAGCATCATCTTAAGAATGAAGGTTTACCAAAGGTTCAACCTATCTCTGACTTCTTGTTTAAGATATCTAAAGAGAAACTGAAAAACATAAATAATATACATGCCTTAGAAGGTTCCCTATATAGTAAACACTTGGGCATTGCGGGAACCGTTGATTGTATTGCCGAATATGACGGCGAACTAGCAATAATCGACTTTAAAACATCTGCGAAACCGAAACCACGAGAGTGGATCGAACACTACTTTGTACAGTGCATGGCATATGGTTGTATGCTGTACGAACTGACTGGCATATCAGTCAAAAAACTTGTTATCATTATGGCTTGTGAAAATGGAGAATGCGTCGTCTATGAAGAGCGAGACAAATCAAAGTACATTAAACTCCTCAGCGAATACATTAGAAAATTTGTTGGAGATAAGTTGGAACTCTATGGAACCAAATAAAGAACTAGAAAAAGTAATCGAGAGTAAGTTTCTTACTCCCTCCAAGTTTGCTCTAGAAATAGAGAAGATTGTGGCGGAAGATAATTTAAACTACATTGATGCTATTTGCTACTACTGCGAGATCAATGAACTTGAGGTAGACTCAATTACTAAGTTGATTTCTAAACCACTCAAAGAGAGGTTGAAGTATGATGCTATCAATCTCAACTTTATGAAAAAGACTTCGAGAGCAAAATTACCTTTATGATCGTGACTCCCTTTGAAACTTACCAACATTATTTGTCACTTAAAAATCATTTCACAAACCCCAAATACGACTTCTTCAAATACGGAGCAAAGACCAGAGCGTCTGTGACATCGTTTAACAAACGTCGTGATAAATACTGGTTTGAAAAGACTTCTCGTAAGTACTCCGATGAAGAGGTCGTTGACTTTCTTGTATCAAACTTTGTTGCGTCAGATAACCCAGGAAATACATGGATTGGTTCAATCATAAACGACGGCGAGAGAACTTACGCCGACTGGAAGAAACGCAAACAGAGTTCGACTTACTTGTTCAAAGAACAGTCGGAAGAATTACTATCGAACAAAAAATTAGACGATTTGTTCAAGTGTTCGAGCGGACATCCTCCAATTCTAAAAAGATTCCTTGGTGGAACCCTTTCCATCGAAAATCTAATAATCTATGATATAATATTTGGGTTCTCACAAAAGTTCGACAAGAAATTGCTGGATCCAGTGTGGGAAACCGTCAGTCTAAAGATTAAGAAATATAAACCATTCCTAAATATTAATGTAGCCAAATACAAAAAACTTTTGAGGGAAATTCTAGATGAGTAGTTTTTTTGACTCTGAAATTATACAAGATGAACTAAAAGAAATTAACGAGATCCAGGAGTTTCTGTACTCGACAGTTTTTACATTTGGTTCACTTAGTAGCGAAGAAAAAATTGACCACATCGATAAGATGACGGAACTTCTGGACAAACAGAAGATTATGTATACTCGGTTGTCGTTATCTGACGATCCCGAGGCAATCAAAATGAAGGAACAACTCAAGAAGTCTATTGCACTTATGGGTTTTCCTGCAGATACGGATATGAACACGATGTTCGATGCCATGCATAAGACCATCAATTCTCTGAAAACGTATCTTGACAAGTGATATTGTCTTCGTTATAATATCCAAGTAAATCCAAACAATCCAACCTATCCGAGGTAATCTAATGGGCTTTGCCGATCTTAAAAAGCAATCCAAACTGGGCTCCCTGACCGCCAAACTGGTCAAGGAAGTCGAAAAAATGAATAATAACGGTTCCACTTCAGGCGATGAGCGCGTGTGGAAACTGGAATGTGATAAGAGTGGTAACGGTTATGCCGTTATCCGTTTCCTCCCTGCTCCTGATGGTGAGGATCTTCCCTTTGTCAAACTGTACTCCCACGCCTTCCAAGGTCCTGGTGGTTGGTACATCGAGAACTCTCTGACCACTCTGGGTCAGAAGGATCCTGTTTCTGAATACAACACACTGCTGTGGAACAACGGCACCGATGCTGGTAAAGAGACTGCGCGTAAGCAAAAGCGCAAACTGACCTATGTCTCCAACATCTATGTTGTGAAGGATCCTGCTAATCCCCAGAACGAAGGTAAGGTCATGCTGTACAAGTACGGCAAGAAAATCTTCGACAAACTCACTGCTGCTATGCAACCCGAGTTTGAGGATGAGGAAGCAATTGATCCGTTTGATTTCTGGCAGGGTGCCAACTTCAAACTGAAGGCAAAGAACGTTGCAGGTTATCGTAACTACGATTCTTCTGAGTTCGCTGCACAAAGCGCACTCTTGGACGACGATGACGCAATGGAAGTTGCCTGGAAGAAAGAGTATTCTCTCGCAGAACTCGTTGCCGCTGATCAGTTCAAGACTTATGATGAACTGAAACTGCGTCTTGATTATGTTCTTGGTAACAAGGGTACTCCTCGTGTTCAACAGGATGAGGACCTTGAGGATGAGAGCGAAGGTCGTGGTCCCGTCAAGGATCTGACTGATGACATCCGCAACGAACTGGAATCTCTCCCCACTTCACGCACTGTGACTGAGGAAGATGAAGACGATACCCTGTCTTACTTTGCTAAACTGGCTGAGTGATCAGAGAATAGTATTTCTTGTATTCTCTGTTTTAATCAGTCTTGAGTCAACGTATTGAGAAGACCTCTGATAAGTCATTATGTCTCTCATATCGTTCAAGAACTGCTGTAAGTAACTAGGTTTCAGAAGGAAGATTGATCTTTTAGCATCATTCTTCCTTGTTTCGTAAATGTAGTTACTTATTCCAGTTGTTGGATTTAAGTCAGCAGCAGAGTAGTCATTAGGATTAGGAATTTTAAAGTCCTTATCAACTACTTTGCCTGCTGGTAAAATTAATTTACCATTATTATCTTTAACTTCTGTGGTTTCAAAGTGGTGAGTATCATTTATATTATTACCATAGATTCTTTCAGCATAATCATATAAATCTCTATCAGATAAAGGCCATTCATCTCTGACGTTGATGATACCAGCGGTGATGGTCACAACCCAGTCTAGTTCAGAATCACCATAGACTTCATCCGCTACAGTATCTGGTCTAGCACCCTCTCTGATTTCATACTTATCAAATACAGTAAAAACATTTTGTAAGTCATTACGTAATCTTACGCGACGGAACAGATTCTTTACTTCAATATACTCATCAGCAGAAGTTCTACTAGAGAGTGGTGATTGATATAATAAGTTTGGTAGTTCTCTGAAAAATCCCATTAGAATCCTACTCCGTCTGTATTATCTCTAAGATCATAATCTTCGTTGTAAACAGGACTTAACTCTTGGAATGATAAGTCTATAGTCATAGAAACTGGTGTTCCATCATAATAGGTTGCATAAGTTCCATCACCAGTATAGTTTACTGATACATTTTGTAGAGCACAAAGTTTAAATTCATGTAAGAAACCTTGGGATCTCCCATTACCTTTTACATATTGAAGTTGGAATATATTAGGTGTTTTTAGTAGTGCTCCACTATTTCCACCTTTTGGTGACATATTCTTTTTAAATGCCTTGATGATTCTTTTTACTTCTAGAGTTTCTTTTTCAAATCTAGGTGTAAACTTAAACTGAAACTTAAACTGCCTAAGAGTAGGACTATTAAATAATAATTCCATATTGGGATTAATTATCTGCCCAGAATCTCTTGCGAGCACTTGATTGACATCAAGGTTAGCACCCAATTGATTGACCGCATTTGCAACAAGAGCAGTAGTTATCAAATCGCGGTTTTCTACAGCGAGATCAATACCCCTATCCACATTACTTATTGCTTTTCTCAGAGCATCAATTGGATTATTTGATCTAGCTATATCAACACCAGCTTCAAATCCAGCAGCAGCAAAGGCATTTACTTTACTTTCACCATACTGTACGTTATTACTACTTCCGATTTGTGAAGGAACGGGTAATAAAATAGAACCTAAAAGATTTCTGGGTATAATATCTACCGTTTCATCACCTATACCTCTAGAAACAATAAGACTATTGACGGTTTCCGTTCTACCATTAACTGTTGCTTCTCTTGTTCTTGTTTTTCTCTGATATTTGTAAATATTAAATCTCAGATAATCTTGTGATGCCTGTGTGGTCTCATATGGATATCTAAGTTGTGATTTACCAAAGGCAGGAGCAAACTTTTCACCAGTCTGTGCTTTATTTGCAACTGTATCAATTTTTTTCTTTTCAACAAATCCACTCGAACCAATATTTACATTACTTAGACTTCCAGAGTAATCTGTTGAAGGTAAATCATACCCATCATTTTTTGGTTGCTCAGGATTTAGGTGTTGATTTTGCCTTTGGATTTCCTCAACTGATGGTAGTATTCTTGGAGCAGCAGCACCAGAATCAGAACCCAATGTTTCTAGTTTTGGTGGATCAGCCGTAAGAGAACCCGCACCACCATACATTGGTCCTACTTCATCAGGTTTTACGGGGATAAAATCCTGTATTTTTTCCCGTAAATTCTGTACGTTTTCTATAACATTCTTAATTTGCTCACCAGCACGGTTGGCATCTTTGACACCAACTCCTCGCCTTAAGTTTCTTTGTAAATCCCCACCTACTGCCGCTGACATATGTTTTTTTCTAACTATTTAGACGGATATTCCCATATGGAATAGTTACAAGGTCTTGGAACTCTTCTGGTTGCACTTCATATAGACCACCAACTATTTCACTCCAAGTATATTGTCTGTATTCACCCCAATGAAAGTTCATTCCACGGAACCCCCATTGGAATACATTACCCACAGCCACTAGTGGATTTTGATCGTATTGTATATTAGGTGTCTTGGGTATATAAACGAATGTATAGAACTTACCTTCCTCTGGCATCTTACTTCCTTCAGTAAGAGCACCCATTATCTCAACCATCATCTCATCTGGGTCTTCTATACCAACCAATCCATCTAGAATACCTCTTACTCTATTGGAATCAGCATCGGTTGGATATGCCATTACTTGATACCTAATTCGTTTTCTGTAAGAACCTTAAACTCCCACATTCTGTCTTTACAGAACTCTCTTGCTGCCTTCCACTTTGCCTGGTTCTTGGCATACTCATAGACTTCGTAGATGTAACCCTTGGTTTTTTTCTTCTGAACCTTGGGTTCCATACACTGCTTCAGAGGTTTGATTTCAATGATATACTTTTTGATTTGACCTGTACTCTCTCTTACCTTAATATAGAAGTCAGGGTAGTATCTGTGAATCCTATTATCAATCGGAGAACGATATGGTAGTGCTATTTCTTCACTTCCCCACTCAAGTATATTCTGGTTTCTATCACAGTAAACCATGAACTTACGCTCCCACAGAGATCGATATACTATATTAGATGGGTTACCTTTATACTTCTTCGGATGCGACGGTTGATATTTTCCCTTATATGACATCTAAATAACTATAACAATCACAGCTATATTTAGATGCCGTCATCAAGGTCTCCAAGAGTTGGTATCAGGAGAGGTATATTAGCGAGGATCAATAGATCTGCGTTAGCAACTCCTGCACTGGATAATCAGTATCAAGTTGATATAAATGTAAATGGTTCTGGTGAGAGAAGACAGTTAGTAAAATATATCAACGAAAATTATGGTGTTAATAGAAGATATATTCTTGACAATATAGGTATTGCTTGCTATGATGCTGTTCTACCAACAAGTTCATTTGCTACCGCTGAGGTAAAGGATAACTTTCATGGGATAAATCAACAGTTTGCACATACAAGGTTGCATGTTGATTCTAATTTTTCATTCTACGTGGATGATAATTATAATGTCTTAAAGTTCTTTGAGGGATGGATGGACTTCATCTCTAGTGGTGGTTCTTCCTCTGAGAATGATAATAACTATTATAGGAGAATGCAGTATCCTAGCGCATATAAATGTGATGGGATTACGATTACAAAGTTTGATAAGAATGTTAATCACTCAATAACACATCAATTTAAAAACGCATTTCCTAAGAGTATGCAGTCAATCCCCGTAAAATATGGAACAGCGGAGATATTAAAAGTTACTGTAACTTTTGCTTATGACAGGTACATTTTCATTCCAAACAAACCAAATTTTACTAGATAAATATTTTCACTGAATAACATATTATGCCTTTACCAAAGATTTCTACACCAACATATGAGTTGGATTTGCCTTCGACTGGAAAGAAAATCAAATATCGTCCCTTCCTTGTAAAGGAAGAAAAAATCCTCATCATGGCACTTGAATCTGAAGATCAAAAACAGATTTCCGATGCTATCAAAACAGTTATTTCTGATTGTATCATCACCAGAGGAGTTAAAGTTAATCAACTTTCCACCTTTGATATTGAGTACCTCTTCCTCAATGTTCGTGCCAAGTCCGTCGGTGAAACGGTAGAGGTTAATATTACATGTCCTGATGATGGTGAAACTCAGGTTCAACTTGAGATTGATATTGATACTATCAGAGTTCAGAAAGATCCTGAGCATAATCCTATCATCAAACTTGATGATGAGTTATCCATTAAGATGAAGTATCCATCACTGGATCAGTTTGTTGAGGCAAACTTTGAACTGGTAGATGAATCTAGTGATGTTGATAAGTCGCTTGATATGATTATATCTTGTATTGATCAAGTATATAACTCTGAGGAATCTTGGTCAGCATCTGACTGCACCAAGAAAGAACTGCAAGGGTTTGTGGAGCAGATGAATACGAAACAGTTCAAGTTGATTGAACAGTTTTTTGAGACAATGCCTAAACTATCACATAAAATTAACGTGACTAATCCTAATACTAGGGTTGAGAATGAGGTAGTGCTTGAGGGCTTAGCAAGTTTTTTCGGCTAGGCATGGCGCATGAGTCATTGGAAAATTACTACAAGACAAATTTTGCTTTGATTCAGCACCATAAATATTCATTAACAGAGCTAGAAAATATGATACCTTGGGAAAGAGAAATTTATGTTACTCTTCTCCAACAACATATTGAAGAAGAAAACTTGAGACATCAGCAGAAGAGTGGAATCTAAGATTTTTAAAGCACCACCAAAACTTTTAAGACGCAAAATTTCTGCCTCGACAATTCGTGGTGGAGACTCAAAGAGTATTGTTGGTTCTTTAAATCAAACTAATCAAATCTTAGTAGAGATTCAAAATCAGTTAGCACTAGATTTTGCTAACAGAATAGCAGAAGATAAAAAAGAGAATGCAGCACTGAGCGCAGCACGAGATAAGAGAAAAAGAGTAGAAGCAGAAAGTAATGTAGAGGCTACTAAAGAATCTGGTAAGTTAAGAGGATTATTAGGTAGAAATCTTGAAAAGGTAATTCAACCCGCTAAGAATATATTTGGTGGTATTCTTAAATTCTTAAAGGGATTAACTCTTGCCTTTGTAGTTGATAAAGTTCTTAAGTGGTTTGGTAATGAAGAGAATAGAAAGAAACTTGACACAGCATTTACATGGATTCAAAAAAATGGTGAATCGATATTAAAACTAGCTGGTGGTGTTGTACTAGGTAGATTAATCTTAAAACTTTTAAAAGTTGCTAGTGCTATAAAAAGAGTTACTAAATCTCTCAGAATATTCAGTAGATTTGGTAATTTATTAAGAAGAATACCCCTTGTTGGAAAACTATTTCCTAAAGGTGGTAAAGGATTTGGTAGGTTCAAGTTCCCAGGTGGAAAACTTTTTGGTGCATTTGGATCCGCATTTAATGTTATAAACAGGCTTGCCGAGGGACAAACTGTAGAACAGGCATTTGCAGGAGCCGCTGCTGGACTGGCTGGTTTTATGACTGGTGCGAAAGCGGGTGGAGTTGCTGGTGCAATGGTCGGTAGTATTTTTCCTGGTCCTGGAACTGCTATTGGTGGTGTTCTTGGTTCATTGGTTGGTGGTATCTTAGGTGCATATGGTGCCGAAAAACTTGTTGATTCTATGACAGGTGTAGAAGGATATAATAAGGGTGGTGTTGTTACAGGAAATAATGTTGGTAATAAAGATAGTGTTACAATAAATGCCACTGTTGGAGAAAGGATTTTTGATAGAGACACAAGTAATCAAAGATTTGCTGTGTTTGATGACTTCCAAAGAGGTGGACCACAATATGACGCTGCTATTAAATCTTTACATAAGTCCAATAGAATGCTTGCTAGTATTACTGGTGGCAATAAACCTCCTGGTTCTTTTACCGTTCCTGCTCCATCAAATCCAAATGTTAGATCTGTTCCTTTTATACCAATTGGTTCATCATTAGATCCATCGGATATGCCTGCGGATACTATAACAGTTCTACCACCTGTTTTGCCTGGAGGTAATAGTTCTGCATCCAATACCGCTGCTCCTGCTGGTGGAAGTTCTATTCCTATTTTATCTGTTATTGATATGTCTAATGA